AGAAAGGGATCTAATCTTCAAGTTCATTGACTATTTTACAGTCGACTCAAAATACAAAGTCTCCGGTTTTTTAACTGCGTATGATGGAAAGCTAGATGTTTGGAGCGACCTAGACCAGCCGCGAAACGGGACATGTTTTCTTGTTAGAAAAGGAAAAGGCCGAATCTTAGACAAACATCCAGAAGGATCCATCCAAATCGATGGATGGGAAGCAAAGGGCGGAGATCAGTTCCTGCTAAAGGTGTTCAATGAATGCCAGTTACTAATATGTTACGATCCATCTTCTTTCACTAACGTGATTGCTGCGTTATGCGGTTGTATCTCAGTCGTCATTCCTGAAGATGGCATGACCCGAGAACAATGGTATGAAAAGATACCTTTCTATAAGAATGGAATAGCCTATGGATTTGGAGACATTCTTCGTGCGATTGAGACCCGACCAAATTTAAGAGCTGCGGTTCGAGAGCTTGAAGAAAACAGTTTGACTGAAACTCGAGAAATGGTAAAAATATGTGAATCTCACTTTAATTAATATGAAGACACAAATCATCTCTGAAATTGGAATCAATTATGCCTACGGTAAAGACAGGTCTCTTTTCCTAGACAATGCAAAACGACTAATCGACGTATCGATTGTAGCTGGAGCAGATTATGTAAAATTTCAGCGTCGTGACCCAGAGTCTTGTATTCCGCTTAAAGAACGGTCCGCTGCAAAGTCTGTCCCTTGGAGAAAAGAAGAGACGACTTATTTTCAATACAAGCAAGACATTGAATTTTCTCAAGCTGAATACGATGAAATAGACGACTACTGTCGATCAAAATCAATTCCATGGTTCGCTTCAGTATGGGATAAAAAGTCAGTAGATGCAATGCGTCGTTTTTATACAAAACTGCCGAGCGGAAAGAGCGGAGTCATGTTAAAGATTCCATCTGCTCTAATCACTGATCTTGCCCTAGTTGAGTATGCGCGAGACTGTTGTGATTTTTTGCTTATCTCAACAGGGATGAGCACTCAAGCTGAAATTGATCGGGCAATTGAAATAGGCAAGCCAGACGTTGTGTTTCATACAAACTCAACATATCCTGCTCCAAATAGTGAACTAAACCTTGACTATTTAGTATATTTAGATCATATCAACAGAGGAAACGATTTTTAAAAGAAATTTGAAATAGGCTATTCCGGTCATGAATTTGGTCTTACTACGACAGTCGTGGCTGCCGTTCTTGGAGCCCAGTGGATCGAACGCCACGTCACAGTCGATCGAACTCTTTGGGGAAGCGATCAAATGGCATCAGTTGAGCCACAAGGACTAATAAAGCTTGTGAAATCGATTAGAGACGTTGAGTCTGCTCGAGGCGGATACGGCCCTAGAGAAGTATTGAAATCTGAAAAAGAAAAACGTAAAACGCTTAGAGGAAAATGATAACTCCAAAAAAAGTATTCCAGTTTATTGAGGGCAACCTTAAGCTTCTTGGCGATAAGCTGCACCTTTTACCGAAACACGAGAGAGAACAGGTTCTATATCGTTCGGAGATCTGCAAAGATGACTGTATGGTGTTTGAATACTGCAAATACTGCGGCTGCAACATTCCAGGAAAGTTATATGTGAAAGAATCTTGCAATGTCGGCGAGCGCTTTCCTGACCTGATGGATGCTGCCTCTTGGGAAAAGTATAAAATTAAAAAAAATATCGAGATCCGTGGCGACATACTTCATTGATATCGACGACACAATTTGCACCATCACAGTCCCGATGGAGTATGCGTCAGCTCAGCCGATTCCCTGTGCAATTGCTAAAGTAAATCGTCTCTTCAAAGAAGGGCATACGATAGTGTTTTGGACTGCTAGAGGGACCCTAAGCGGAAAGGATTGGAGACAATTAACTGAGAGTCAACTCCTCTCTTGGGGCGTCCAGTATCATGAACTAAGGTTTGGAAAGCCGGCCTATGATTTCTTCATCGACGACAAAAACATCAATTCTAGGGACTGGTTGAATGGCAAAAAGTAGAGTCTTAGTTTTAGGTAACGATCCTCAGATAAATGAGATCGAGTTTGATAGGCTAGCGCCTGACGTTATCACGCTAGGCGTAAATCGAATTTGGTTAAAGCACATTCCAAATTATCTCTTCTTCAATGACTGGGTGATAATTGATGAGCTAAATGAAAATCCTGAGATACTAAAGGAGATAACTCAAAAGACTCAGGTCTTTTCTAGTGACTGGCTAGTTCAGTCAGATAAGCGAAGATTAGCTTCGGTTCCTAGTTGGGTACGAGTTTATTTTAGGGATAACCCGTTTGTTTTTCCAGACTCAGTCTCAACTGCTCTTCGTCTCTTTACACGTCACATTAAATCTAGCCAAGACTGTGTTTTCTATATAGCTGGTGTTTCACTTAAGTGGAAGGAACCTAGCCACTTCTGGAAAGAACTAAATTACCCTGGCAAAAACAGCCATGGCGAAGAATGGTACAGCTCTAGATTTCTTAAAATGGAGAATAACCTCAAAGCTCTTAAAAATTCTGGAAACTATTTGGTTTCAGTAAATCCTGAGTCCAGATTAAATAAATTCATTCGATATACAAATATCGGTAATCTCTATCGAAAGGACTAGAGAGAAACCCTGACTGTCTTTGAAAGCACAGTCTCCTTAAATGAGTTTACGACTCCGCTGATTGCCCCTGGAGTAGGAGGAAATTTTCCATCAATTGCACTGGCCATTGCCGAAAGCAGCAAGAATAGAGTGTTACCTAGTACAGCTGGACCGTTGACTGGGTTGTGTCCTACTTTTACAAAGTTTCCATTTACCCAGATATCATTAGACGCAGCCTCAATCTCGCTGCCTGAGGTAAGCTCTATCCTAGAGTTTGCGTGTATTGAGATGTTTCCGCCTCTAAGCTCAATGATCGACTGTGACTGGTCGTGTTCTATAGTTATCGCCTTGTCGCGGCCGATATTTACTCGAGAACCCTTGAGCTGCATGGTGATACCCTTACTGATGGTGAACCAGATCTTTAACTCTTCGTCTCCATCAAAGAGCACAACGTGCGATCCCAAATATTCTCCATTCTTTCCAAGTTCTTCTCGCACGTCATCTGCGATTTCATGCAGAGAGTAATACTCAGGAGAATATGGGTTTCCGTTATCGAACCTGACGGCAACGACTGAACCTTTTTTTGGAACTGAGATTGAGCCGCCCTTTCCTTCTTTGCCAAAGTAGGCGCTCTTTTGTTTAGGGTATGCCCATGGCAAATCCTCAACCGGTATGTCATCGTATACGCTAACGACTCTTACTCGAGCGCGTCCCTCTTTTCTGGGATCGTTAGGGTCTTCGACCACTCCCAAAAACTGCTTATCGACTAGGTCTTCCGCTCTTCTCTCAATATCGTGGTTATGATCCATATTAGATTATATCAAAAACTTTCTCTAGGTTCATCGTCCGTAAATATTTCCAAGGTCTGAGACTGGAGGCTCGATGAAATTTGTTGCCGCGCCAAGCGCTGGATTGATTAGACCTCCCACTGATGCGAGTGCGTTTTGCACGCTTTGACCTGCTCTCTGTATGTCGTCTCCAATAACTGGCAATCCAGAGAGGAAGGACGCAGCGTTTTGTGCAGTAGTGCCGACGTTTCGCATGCTCCATGGGTTGTGCAGCTCAGATTTGGTACGATCATCAAATAACTGACTGCCGTCTGGATACTTGCTCTCTTCTTCAAAGAATCCAATATTGATTTTAAATGAGTTGGTCGCTGGCGTGTTTTTAGTGGTTACCTCTAGAGAGTCTCCTCCAGCAAAGGTGTCTGAAAAATCAAACTCACACTGTCTGCACTTAAATTTGACATAGCCAAACTGCTCAAGAACATTTGAAAAGACGTTTCCTGCGCCTACCAGGTTTCCGATTTGTGCAGTATTGATTCCTAATAGGTTCGCAGCTCCTTGCCCAACTCCAGGGATCCTGTACCTTAGGTTACGTGCCTCAGCTACATAGATGTCCATTGAAAACCATCGCAAGTTATCTGGAACTCTTTCTCTCATGTGGATCTTATCATAGACTGCGTTGCGATAGATGTCTGCCAGCTCGTTTATTCTCAGGTCGACAGCCTCTAACGTGCTGACAGTAAGAGTTGCGGTCTTGCCTTTCCAGCCGCTTTCCATATCAGTCGCACCTTTCCACATGGCGCCAAGACCCTTGATGCTTTGAAAGTACCATGGTGCATCAAACGTCAAGTATCTCAACACACCCTTAAACACCTATATTCCGTGTG